CTGAAGCTCCTGCTAATTCTCCAGACTGGTTTGATTTTTGGACTGAGGAAAGGAACAGATGTCTCAATGGTTATTCTTCTGGTGGTGCAACAATTACAGGTGACCACTATGGTTATCTGAACTATTGTCCTATCATGAAAGTTGAAGATGCTTTTTCTAAGACCTCAAGGAAGATTAAAGACTTCCCTGATTTCTGGGATGGTGATTACAATTATTTTTGGGTAAGGGAGCTTGCTAGAAATGGTATCATCAAAGGTCTTAGAATGGAACTCTCTGATGAGGAGTTCATACTCAATATGCCTGACTTAGAGCAAGCAAAAGAACTTGAGAAATATTTAAAATCACTACACTTAGAAGTTGACATAGTTCCTTATCAAACTAATAAGGATGGTGTAGTGGTTTCAAATTTATTAGGTGGTTTTGATCTTGTTGTTGGTAAGGCAAGAAGGAAAGGTTACTCCTATAAGAATGCCAGTGTTGCTGCTATGAACTTCTTTCATAGAATAGATAGCTACACAATGTTTATGGCTTATGAGAAGAAATATCTTTATCCAAAAGGTATCTTCAACATGTCACTGAACTACATTAACTTTATCAATGAACATACAGCCTGGACTCAACCCTCAGATTTAATTCTAAGGCAAGACCATATTAAGGCTAGTTACATAGAGTATCAATCAGGTGTAAGACTTGAGAAAGGATACATGTCTGAAATTCAGTGTTTCTCATTTAAGGATAATGCTGATGCAGGAAGGGGGAAAGATTGCTATGATATTATAGGTGAAGAAGTAGGAGCTTGGGGTACACCTGGTGGACTTAAAGCAACAGTTTCAGCTATGGAACCGAGTGTCAGAGCTGGTACTGTAAAGACTGGTATGATGACACTCTTTGGTACATCTGGTGATGTAGAAGGTGGTACAGCAGATTTTGCATCTATACATGATAGACCTCTAGCTTATGGTTGTCTTCCTTTCTATGATAGATGGGGTAAATTCTCTGAGAAGATAGAAGGGTTTATGCACCCTACTCAGTGGAACATGGAAGGGCATTATGATGCACAAGGTAACTCTAATTTAGAGTCAGGAGAACAAGCTGAAGTTACACATAGGGAAAACCTTATAGCCAATGGAGCTACCTCATCTGAAATTCAACATAGAATGCAAGAGCACCCTCTAAACTCTGCTGAAGCATTTGGGATGATTTCTGTTAATAATTTTCCTGTTGTAGAATTGAAAGCTCAGTTAGAGAAGGTGAAAGCCTATAAGCTTCAGATGACAAAAGGTACACCAGTAGAGCTATACTTTGATGGAGCAGATGTGAAGTCAAAAGTTATTTTAGATGGTAAGGTTCAACCTATTACTTCACTAAAAGATTTACCTCTTGACCTTAAAGGTTGTGTCATGATATATGAACAACCTGTGTTAGAAGCTCCAAAGGGTCTCTACAAGATAGGATATGACCCTGTTAGACAGGATTCAGGTACTTCCCTTGCAGGTATAGTAGTTTACAAATCAGTTATGGTAGGTTCTCACTATCATTCTATTATTGTAGCTGAATATATAGGTAGGATGCCTACACCTGATGACATAGACCATATTGCTGAGAAACTAGCAATCTATTACAATACTACCATCATGCATGAGAATGAGGTGACTGGTGTAAAGAATTACTTTAGAAGAATCAAGAAATTAGGTTTACTTGCTGCACAACCTGATGTAGTAATATCATCTAACATTCAAAATAGTAAGGTAGCAAGAGTATATGGTTGTCACATGTCTGAGAAATTAAAGGATGCAGGTGAAAGGTATATCAAGCAATGGCTACTAACCATATTAGACTATGATGAGAATGGTGACCCAATCAGACCTATAGATAGAATATACTCTATCAGATTACTTGAAGAACTAATTGGATACCACAGAAAAGGTAACTTTGATATGGTGTCAGCACTAGCTATGTGTATGTTCCAGGTACAAGAAGAAGAACTTGGTAAAAAGTATGAAGAACAGAAGAAGAATAGTAAAGTGGCACAATTGATGAAGATGAAAGGAAATATGTATAGGAAAAAATCTTCAGGAATACAAAATTTTTAATACCTTTGTAAAAAATAACCTCTATCCAAATGGCTAACACAAGACAAATCACAGATAAGCAGACTTTAACAGATGCTCAGAAGAATGCTAAAGGTAAGCAATACTATAAGGACAAAATGGACCAATTAGATTCACAGAGAAATACCTATCTGTATTCTACAAATTCTTATGGTGGTGTATCTGACTACAAGAGGATGAAGGTTAATTATGACCTACATAATAATGTTCTCAACCTTGAAGACTTTGAATATGTGTGTACACCTTTTGGTGCTGAAGCAGGAGAGCTTCCAGCTAACATGACCAATAAGGATATATCTTCTCCTAGAATCAAAGCCTTGATGGGAATGGAGATGAAGAGAGGTTTCAAATATAAACTAGTAGCTCAGAATAGAGAAGCTACAACCAGGATAGAAGAAGAACAATTTGGTAGAATCAATGATTATGTGATTGCTGAAATCATGAGACCTATACAGGAGAGGATTCAACAAAAACATCAGGAAGAGTTGAATGGTAAAAGCTTAACTCCTCAAGAGAAAGAGCAACTCCTTCAAAAGATAAATGAAGAAATAAAAGCTGAGACTCCTGAAAAGGTAAAAAGATATATGGAGAGAGACCATCAAGACCCTGCAGAAGTCTTAGGTCAACACATTCTCAACCAAATCACCAAAGAACAAGATTTAGAAGGTACATTTAATCGTGGTTGGTTTCATGCACTTATCTCTGCTTATGAAGTTTACTATGTAGGTATTGTTGGTGGTAGGTCAGTTACTAAACCTATGAACCCATTGAGATTTGATTTTGATATGGCAAGAGATGAAATCTTCCTTCAAAATGCTGAGTGGCAAACTTATGAGCATAGACTTATGCCATCTGAATTAGTTGCCATGTTCCCTGAACTTACAGAGACAGAAATCAATGAGCTATATGCAAACTACAAATACTATACTCAGGAAACAGATGTTGAGAGACTCTTTGACTTTTCCAGGAATGATAGCTTTGAAGATGACTTAGATGGTAATACTATCAAGGCATTACATTGTGTTTGGAGAGCATTAAGGAAAATTGGCTTCCTCACTTATCTTGATGTAGAAGGTGAACAACAGATGGACATTGTAGATGAGACTTATAAAATTGACCTTAATGGTGGAGACCTTGATATTCAGTGGGAGTGGATTCCACAAGTATATGAAGGCTGGAAAGTAAATGACCTTTATTTAGGTATGCAACCTTTACCTGTAATGGATTTGGATATTGATTCTTTATATGACTGTCCAATGCCTTACTATGGTGCTATCTATGATAATATCAATAGTCAAGCTACATCTCCAATGGATAGAATGAAGCACTATCAGTACTACCATAATATAGTAATGTACAGATTAGAGCTTTTACTAGCCAGTGATGATGGTAAGAAAATATTAATGAATATCAATGCTATCCCTGAAGAAGCAGGTATAGATATTGAACAGTGGCAGTACTTCTTCAAATCAACTAACATTGGTTGGATTAATCCTAATGAAGAAGGAGTAAATTATAATGATGTGAATGCTCTTGCAAAAGAGATTGACTTATCTACAGCTAGTGATATGAACAAGTACATTGAACTTGCTATCTACTTAGATAAGAAATGTGGTCAAGCTGTAGGTGTAACAGACCCAGTGCTAGGAGAGATTTCTCCATCACAAGAAGTTGGTAACACCAAGCAACAATTGATTCAAACTTCACATATCTTAGAGCCTTACTTTAACTTGCACAATCAGGTTAAGAGACAGGTAACTGAAGCTGCACTTAATAATACCAGAATGGCTTGGTATGAGAATCCACCTGAGTATCTTAATTATGTACTAGATGATTTGTCAAGACATCTTGTAGGTGTGGATGAACTCTTACTTAGAAATTCTAAACTAGGACTATTTGTTGAGAACTCTTCTAAATCAGAAGAAACCAGAGATGCTATCAGAGGATTGGCTCATGCTGCTATGCAGAATGATAAAGTTGAACTTAGTTCTACTATTGCTGTCATCAGACAAGATGGAATTCAGGAAGCTGAAGAAATCCTTAAAGTTGATGAGAAGAACAGAATTGCTAGAGAAGAAACCAGAGAGAGACTCAATAGAGAATCTGCTGAAAGAGTACAGCAAGCTAAAGAGCAATGGGAAGATAAGAAGATGGATAAGGAACATCAATACACTATGGAAGAAATTGCTGCTAAAGGTGCTATTGACTTGCAGAAACAAGCTATGCTTTCTCTTGGGTTTAATGAAGATAAGGATTTAGATGATGATGGAACACCAGATGTACTTGAGGTATATGCTGAAGGTAAGAAAGCAGACATTGAAGCAAGAAAACAAAAGCTGGATGAAGATAAGTTCCAGGAAGAAAAGAGGTCTAATAGAGAAAAAGAGAAGATAGAGAAGAAGAAAATATCACAGGGAAATAAACAAAAAAACAAGTAAAAGCTATTTGTGATAAATATGAGCTATTAAGTATTTTAGTTCACTTATGTTAATAATTAATCTTAAATTTGTAATCAAATGAGTACAGAAACAGAAGAAAAGAAGATTGATAACGTATTTGAGGGATGGGAAAATCCTGAAGATGTTAATTTCTTAGAAGAAACATTGGGTACAGAAGCTCCCCAATCAGAAACAGCAACAATAGTTGCTGAAGCTACAGCAGAAGAAGGTGTGAATTTAGATGCCACTGATGCTGAAAAAAAGAAAGAAGCTGCTAATAAAGCATTAGCTGAAAAAGAAAAATTGTCTGATGATACTTTTGAAGAGTGGAATGACAATGAAGAATCTTCTGAAACAACAGAAGAGACAGGAGCTAATGAAGATGAAGAGGAAGATGAAGAAACCAATGATATTTCAACCAACATTGGAGTTCTGAATCAAATGAAAGAAAAAGGTCTTTTACATTATGAGCTTGAGGAAGATGAGGAACTCACTGAGGAACTTGCTGAACAACTAATTGAAGATAGTTATGATGCAAGCTTAGATGCAAGAGCTGAAGAGATGATGAAGGACTTACCTGAGTCTGTAAAGAACTTGGTTAAGTATTCTCTAAAAGGTGGAAATCCTGATGCTCTTATGGCACAGATGGTACAACAACCAACTAACACCATAGATGCAGACATGGATATGACTGATGAAGCTAATCAAGAAGCTGTTGTCAGAGCATCAAGAATAGAGAAGGGTGAGGATAAAGAATCAATTGACTCCTATATAGGATGGTTAAAAGATTCTAAGAAACTGGAAGCTGTTGCTACTAAAGAGCATATAAGTGTGGTAGCAAAGAAGAAAGATTTTCTTAAAAATCAAGCAAAGATTCAAGCTGATAAAAGTAAAGCAACTAGACTTAATGCTAAGAAATTTAAACAAGAAGTAGTAACACTTGTAAATAACAAAGACAATGGTGTCAAGTTATCAAGACAAGAAAAGAAAGAGTTACCAGATTACATGACTACACCAAATGTAGAATTGAAAAATGGTGCTCATATAAGTCAAATGCAAAGTGACATCTTTGAAGCCTTAAAGGACAAAGAGAAAGCTTTGAAGCTGGCTAAAATATTAAAGAATGATTTTGATTTTACAGATTTCATTGTAGATGAAAAGACTAAGGTAGTCAAGAAAGTACATGGAACTGTTAAGTCAGGAAATAAGAAGAGAGATAATCGAAGTTCACAACCTAAGAGGAAGTCTCTGGCAGAGTTATTAGATTAATAATGAGCCAAAGAAATTTTATTAAATTAATGCTAAATATAAATTAAATTATGGCGACACTTGGAAGTAAGTTAATTACTAAACAAATGGAGTGGAATGCTAACATGACAGAGCAATCACACTTAGGTCGTGCCTTAATTGCAAAACCTGCAAAGCTAGTTGAATCAATGGACCAGCTTTTCTCAGCACAGAATTATTATTCTGATAATCCTTTAGGCTCTATGCTTATGGGAACTAAAAAGGGAGAAGAGACTATTGCTGCTACTTCTTGGGAGTGGGATTTGAAAGGTGCAAATACAAGACCTTTAGTTGTTGTTGAAAATGTTGAACCAGCATCCAACACTACACCTGGTAAATACAAAAGAACATTCAAAATTAAATTGGATGAAGACTGGTATATGCCTGGTGACACTATTCACCCAGGTACTTCAAATAAGAAGTATCAATGTAGAATTCAACGTCAAGTTAGAAAGCATGGTGATGGTACAATCTATGAAGTTAGGTTGAAAAATGATGATAGTGCTGCATTCTTGCCAGTGGCTTATTTAAGTCCTGGACAACAATGGGGTAAATTATGGGCAGAATATGAGGAAGCTGCTGAGCAATCAGGTAGTACTCAATTCTCTTTACCTATTAGTCTTAGAAATAAGATGGGTAAATTCCGTAAGCAATATAAGATTACTGATTATGCTTCAACTGAAGTATTAGCAGTAGGGATACCAGATAGTAAAGGTAAAATGCACAAGTCATGGTTACGCTATGCAGAGGTAGAATACTGGCAACAATGGTATAGAGAAATTGAAAGAGGTAACTGGTATAATAGAAGTACTGATAGTATTATGGGTGCTAATGGAAGACCAGTTAGAAACTTCCCTGGTGTTCAGGAACAGTTAGAAGATTCTCATATTCACAGATATACTCACTTAACAGCTAAGCTGATTGAGGAGTACCTTCAAGATATTTTCTATTCAAGGGTTAAACCTGGAAAAGGAAGACAGATTAAAGGATTCACTGGTGAATATGGAATGCTAATTTTCCACAGAGCTGTACAGGATTGGGCATCTAAGTCTGGATTTGTTAAGAATATTGAGGTTTACTCTAATAAAGTAAATTCTGAAATTCATACAAATGCACAAGAGATTGGATTCCAATATGTCAAGTATAACATGGCAAATGGTAGTTCTCTTGAATTAGTACACAACCCTATCTATGATGATAGAGAAGTGAACTTTGAAATTGACCCAGTAACAGGTTTCCCTGTTGAATCTCAACGTATTACTTTCTTAGATTTCTCAGGTGAGAATGGAGCAAGTAATGTGAAGTTGATGAACAAGAAAGATGGATTT